GTACATTACGGATCTTCATTCCATGGTAATCTAAAAGGTACTGCGGATCATGCAGTAACTGCTGGTAGCTTAGGCGGCGGTGCAGGAATCAGCATCTTCAACTCAGTTGGCGATTTATTAGTAGATGGAAGTGGTGGTGGAGGTAGTGGATCTGGTAGCATTACTCATACATCTACCGCAAATCCAACCGAAGGTATGACTAATTCTTATTTGACTGTATCAGATCGTGGTATACGTAAAGTACATATCGATGTTGATGACTATCTCAAGAACCAGCTTTTAACACGTAAATATTCTGTAGAAGAAGTTCGTGCTAAAATGAGAGATAAGAATAATAGAGACTTTAGTGAATGGACAGCATATCAAATTGCTTCTGGTGTATTGAATGCAAATTATGCAAATAACGTGCCATCATCATATGGTTCTATAGTTTTGACTAATCAGCCTCAAGAGAGAAGAGGTCTCAATACTATGGGTCAAGTTGAGCAATTAGCTATTGTGCAAAAATATAAACCACCGCAATTAAAAGTTAAGTTTAATATAGCACCTGAAGCAAGATTTAAAAACAATATGTCTGGCATAATTACTCAAAAAACATTAATTAATCATGATACATCTGTAGGTAAGTTCGTGGGCTTTGATGATCATGGAGAATTTAACAAGTTATTAAATGCTGATAAACAGCAAATAGCTAAAAACTATTTTGTAATAAGTGAATTAATGAAATTAATTTCTAATAGTAATCATCATCCTACAGAATTAGAAAACCATTCATTGATAGTTGTTGAAGGCTATTATGCACCAGAAAAATATGGCATAGGTTCATTAGAAAAAAGACAAACTGAAGTACTCACTGCAAACAGTACTCTTGATATGAGATCTAAAGGCCGTGCAGTGGTCTTTGAATTAAGAGATCAAAAAGGTAAAGTAGATAAAGAAGCCACATTTGAATTGGCTAAAATATGGAGTGATGCAGGAACATTTGATAAACTCACGTTAGATTACGATACATATGATCCTAATGGAGAACTCAATGTGCAAATAATAATTGAAGTTCCTAATATAACATCTTATAGTAATATAAAATTTGCACGTAATGTACAAACTCTATTTAATAATAACGTGCAATCTAATGATGCTTTAGTCGAAATAGAGATATAAATAGATGAAAAAGGTTTAAGATGGCAAGACAATTATCTATAGAAGACGGAAACTTACAAAGCTCGATACTTACATCGAGACAAAAAAAGTATTCTGATATACATTTGTCATTTGATAAAAAACCTAGCGGAGACATCTATAAAAAATTAGAAGCGGCTGCAGTTAAGCAATCCGTAAAAAATATAGTTTCTACTAATCCAGGTGAAAAACCATTCAATATGGATTTTGGTGCTAATATCACTGGAATGTTATTTGAACTTTCTACTGGCATAGGAAAGTATACAGTAAAGGCAGAAATTGCAAGCTCAATAAATAAATTTGAACCTAGGGCAAGAGTATTAGATATAGAATGCTATGATAATCCTGATGCTAATTCTTTAAGAGTTAAGGTCACATTTAGAGTTTTGTCGACAGGCGAAGTTGTTGAACTAGAAACTAGTGTATCGAGGTTAAGATAAATGGTAACTACAATTAGATCTACAGATTTAGATTTTGACACAATTAAAAACAATCTAAAACTTGAATTAAAAAATAATACAGAGTTTGCAGACTATAACTATGAAGGTTCAGGCTTATCTAATCTTCTTGATGTACTAGCATATAATACACATTATAATGCATTAATTGCAAATATGGCATTAAACGAATCTTATTTAACTACAGCTCAATTAAGATCATCTGTTGTATCATTAGCAGAAGCTATCGGTTATATGCCTGCATCTAAAGCAGCATCATCAGCTACAATTAATATATCTATTAATACAGGTAATCTTGCAGGTCGACCATCATTTTTATCATTACCACGCGGAACAAAATTTACAACAACAGTAGATGATGTAGTGTATACATTCGAAACAGT